CCATATTACGCGGAATCTAACCGCCTCCAGGGGAATACCCCCAACTGTACACCCCTTGTCAGGGTTTACAGCACCACGACCGTGAATTTACTTCCACGGTCCCAGGTTCGTCCACCAAGGGACAACCTGTCGCCCAAGAGCTGTGGACTTATATCGCCGGGTCATTTCGACCGACTTCGGCGAATGAGTCGCGCCGCGATGGAGAGCATGCATAAGAGCCCCTTCAGAAGAATGCGAGTCATAGACTATCACTCTTTCTCGGAGAACTCTTGCGATGAATCCTTCGTGGCCGTGATGCGCTGTTGCGGGGCAGGCTTCGTCGAAGTTGACGATAAGACCTGCATCTCCGTAACCGAGTGGGATATACGTGTTGCTTGCAATTGGACATGCTCTACGAGCATAGCTCCAAACGCGAACAAAACGAATGTCGCACCCATCATCATCATTGCGATAATGACTATAACGCCGTACCTTGTTAGCGATACGGACGCAGGCGGTTGAGAAGTCATGGTAATCACCTTTGAAATAAAAGGGCCTGATCATCTTGCCGTCCAAATAGTCGTTACCACAGCTCTCAAAGAAACGTCCAGCCAAGAACGTTTTCTTTGTATTAACGCTAAACCCTAAAAAATCTAGGGCGTTCTTTAAGTCTGGGAAGCAATCCCGCGTAATGATGATGTCATCTCCAAAAGAGACGGCACCACTATCACCGGTTGCACGCGCCAGAGCGAGAAAGATTAAACTCTCTAACTCGAACGTGTACCCGTTTCCCATCGAAGAGAACTTGGAAAGCCTGACCTCCTGACCGTCGATAAGACTATATTCTGTCCTAGCGACGTCAAGTAGACAAGCCCATTCTACTGGAAGAAGCAACCAGACAAGCTCAGAAGCGATTGTATCGCTAGCTGAACTTAAGTCTACGGTAGCTCGATCAGTGTATATGGCATTCTTGGCCATCCGGCGATTTACATCCGCCTGATGATCAAGATTGATTCCATAGCGTTTAAGCCGATGTCTCAGCAAAGCACCGATACCAAGCTGAACGTAAATATTCAGATGGGGTTCGATCGCTATAGCGCGATCAACCTTCGATGTCTTCGGGACAAAGGTTACCCTACTGTAGGCCCTTAATTCGAGCTCGTTTGACGAGCGCGGTACGAGAGTCCGCCAGTACGGGTAGAGGCGAGGTGTAACGTGCATGGAGCACGAATATTTCTTGCTAGCGACAACATCGTTACCTGCAACGCTCGACGTCGCACCCGGACCGTACCTGAAATTATCTTCCATAAACTCAAGCTTTTCACGAGTTAATGGACCGAGAATGTCAGATATGATTTGCTGTGCACGACTGATGACCTCATTTGTTCTCTTAGCCATGGGACTTACGTCGCCACGGGAGTAAGATACTAATCGGTCGTTCGTATCGTTACACTGCATCTCAGCAGCCCACCACGCCTTAGTCGCCTCCTTGCGGGGGTTATAAGATGTTTTAAGCTGCGGGTTCTTCCGCATTGCCTCTGTTACCAAGTAGTCGTCAGCAAATGAAGGAGATTCAGCATCCGGCCTGTCAAGGTCGAGATATTGATCCCACTCATTAGCCTCGGCTAGAAGGTAACAAGATAACGCGCGAGCGGTTCCAATCGACTCGCACGTCCGCAAGAAAGTCCCAAGCTCGACCGAAAAGGTACGAGCAGCCAGGTTCAACCTAGGCTTTCTGGTCATAGATCAGGTTCCTTCCTACTTAGTAGAGAGGGTCCAGATCACGAACTGCACCACGCACCAGCGTGTGCTGCAGGCCGTTCACCAGAAAAGCGAACAGGTTCTTGCGATCAGCATCGGAAGAGGCCACCGGGAGGATGACGTCGACGTTTGCACGAAGTACGTAAGCTTGGGTCGTCACGCCGTTCACCGAAGCGGTGATAGGCAGTTCGACGGCGTACTTCGCCCGATTAACCAGGGCGCCACCCGACGCGAACTTATTGCTGATGGACAGACGGCGGAAGCCGACTGCGACACCAGCAGTACGATCGACAAAGGTGAAAGCGCCAGGAGTCTGGTTTTCCGGATTGAAGGTAACGGCCACAGGAGTGGCTTGACCATCGTTGATGGTAAGAGGGGCAATAGCCGCCATAGGAGTGAAAATTCCTAGATTTAAAGTTGAAGTTATAGGCGCTTTGATGCAACTTGTAACAAAGCGAGACCGTTGAGGAAGTGACCAAGAGACAGACTGGGCTTGTACTGTAGTACGGACACACGGCTGATAGAGACGGGCGCAAGACGAGAGTCAGTGCGATCGTTCCTAAAAGCAGTTTGCCATACATACAAGTTCGAAGCCTTCTGATCAAAGGTTAACCACTCAGAGGTCTTAATAGACGAAGAGTCGATGACCCATAGTGAGTCAACGAGTAGCAGGTTGTCAAGTGAGGAGAGAATATCTCCAACATTGAACCACCAATCGAAGACAAAGCTATAAGGCATCAGCTCCCAGGCTACACCTAGAGGATTGAGCATACCGTGTTCTGCCAAACAGGCCAGAAGAGCGTTTTGATTCATATACGCTCGCCACTTAGTGCGGTAACGTGTTTCCACGGCAAGTTCAGATCGCGCTCGAATTTTAAAGTTCGAAGACGACTGCTTGTAACCAACATTAGTGACACGGTCCTTACGGGACTCAACACCCTGCACGAAAGGCGGGATAGCTGATATTGAGGAGCGAAGCTCCGCAATGGCAGTACCCATGTCGTTCGCAAGGGGTGCAACACCATAATTCCACGCAAGCCGACCATGGGCTAGCGTTGACGAAACGTCAACGCCGGTCCTGCCCGACTTAGATGGATTATGATGCCTCAACAAGCTTCGGCCCCGAGTCGACACGATCTTAGCAAATTGTAGAAAAGTATCAGCAGTTTCCCGATACTCGCCTAACATATTTGCAAGATTCGTAGCATCGCCACGTAGCTTCTTCCGGATAGTATTATACATACTATTCCGATCCAGAGACGTCTTAGGAGGATTAATTTGCACCAGATCATTCCAAACTGGTGACAAGTACCTCGAAGACGTTGACGTGAACATAGACCAAAATGGGTAATTGGTATACTTGGTGCCAAAGGCATCATTGGTAGACCAGTCCATAATGGCTGAGTTCTGTAGCTGGCTCTTCGTAGTCCTCGAAGTCGAGGCCATAAAGAGATCAGCTGGCTTAGGTTTAACCCGAGCTAACGTCACAGGATAATCGCGGAAGCGAGAGAGAGTGCTGGCGGTACCACGGCTAGAGAGTTTCCAGCCACCGGCAACAGCGGTCCCTCCATCCCACACGCCATACGTATAAGTAACGTATTGAGTTGTTGGCAATTATCTATGCTCCATGCTTGTTGGGTTCTTTGGCAAGAACCAAAAGACAGAAACTCCCGGTTAATACAGAACTATAAAACGAGAAGTGTATAGATTTTCGAGGCATTCTTGCGAATGAGGTGTTTCAATTCCTCAAGCTCAAGGCCTCGATATCTACCCACATCGAGACGAGTAGCAGCTGTCATACTTCCGTATACCAGCTCTTCCAGCTCGACTAACGTTTTAAACTGACTCTCGAGACACACAAGTGCTCGAGGCCTGTCAAGGTAAACGATAAATTCTCGCAATATAGTTATCTCCTTCCAGCAGCCAGCAGCCGGAGGGTCTCCTGCATAAAGTTGCGAAGCCCGAGAAGGGTTTCGATATCAACTTGACGCAAGGCCTCTCTGGTTAATACTGGGTCATTTGCCAGGTCGTACTCAGGGTCAATTGACGCAATCTTACGATTCATAGCTAAAAGAAGCTCGATCGTGATAGAACGCAAAATCGATTGGTCCATAGTATGCTCCTAGTAAAAGTTGAGGGAGAGAG